GCAGCCGTGAAGGATATTTTCAGCAATTTCATTTAACACCAGATATGTTTCCTGTGTACTCAGAGAAATGGAAAAAAAGACTCGAGGCTTATTATGCGTGAGTATGTAGTTTATGGACAAAAATATCCTTGGATTCCTGGTGAGTATAGAACCAAATATGATCCAGATATAGATGCACCAAATATTTTAGAAGCAGTGAAAATATATAATGAGAAACCTCGAAATGAATATTACGCGTATAGTGCCCGTTGCATTATGTGGAGCGAATCTTGGCATTTACCCGCTGCAGATTTTAAACGGATGAGAACAACTCGTTTCTGGAAAAAGAAAAAAGAAATGGAAGAATTGGAAAAAAATAATCCTCATTTAAAATTCTCTATGTGGAAAGATAAAAACACAATTTTAAAGAACTCTGAACCTGTTGAAATTTTAAAAGAACGTTTTTATATTTATTTTTTAATTCTGGAAAATGAAATAGTTTATATCGGACAAACCGATAATTTTGTTACGCGCTTAAAAAATCATCAAAAAAGAATAACCTTTGATCACTACTCCATTCAACCTTTGGAATGCACTCTAGCCGAAGTTAAACTTATAGAAAGTCATTTAATTTTACACCACAAGCCTTGTGAAAATAAGAATTCAAAATGAGTGAATTTATTTTTGGTCCTCCTGGCACAGGTAAGACAACCACCTTACTGGACATCGTTGAGAAGGAAATAGCGGAGGGAACGAACCCCAATGAAATAGGATATTTTTCTTTTACAAAGAGAGCGGCGAAAGAAGCCATCAACCGAGCTGTGAAAGAATTCAATCGGAAGTATAAAGATTTTCCATATTTTAAAACACTGCACGCCTTAGCGCGCTTCTGTCTCCATTTGGATCGCACATCCATTCTGCAAGACCACGATTACGCGGAGTTCTCCGATCTCATCGGATGGAAGATTCATAATCCCAACAGGCACGTGGAAGAATTGGGAATCCCTGTCTATGAGGATGTCCATCTTTCGCTGATTGATAAATACCGCATTAAAAAAACTTCTTTATACCAAGAATTTAAGGAACACGGGCATTTAGAGGGCGGATGGAAAAAATTAGACAAGCTTGATAAAGGATATGAGGCTTTTAAAAAGGCGCGTCAACTCTTTGATTTCACTGATATGATTTCCACCCTCATTAATGAAGAGGATAAGATTCCAACCTTTAAAGTTTTAATCATTGATGAAGCCCAAGATCTTAGTAAACTGCAATGGGAGCTCGTTGATAAACTCATCGAACGCTCCGAGAAAGTATACATCGCGGGGGATGACGACCAGGCCATTTTTCGATGGGCCGGAGCTGACGTGCAAGAGCTGCTGAGAAGAGCCAATGATCCCAGCAACACGAAAAGCGTTCTTCGGCAATCCTACCGCATCCCTTCCAGCATTCATTCCTATGCGACAGCTTTAATTAATAAAAACAAAAACCGGGAGCCTAAGGTGTGGAGTCCGCGCCAGGCGGAGGGACTGATTACTTTTCCTAATTATAAAGATCTCTCTTTATTTCGAGAGGGGAATTGGCTGTTGCTCGCATCCACTGGATATCAACTGGATAAGCTTTGTTCGGAAATGAAGCACCAGGGAATTTATTATAATCGCAAAGGATTTTTTTCCGTCTCCGAGGAATCCATCGAAGCAATGTTCCTATGGAACGGTTTGGTGGAAGGAAATTCCATTTCCTTAAGCGATGTTAAATTAATATATAAATACATCAGTTCTAAAGTAGGACTAAAATGGGGTGCCAAGCAAATGGAAGGGACTACGGAGGAGGATACTTTCACGTTTGAAAAATTAAAAGGACAGCACGGATTACTACTTCCGGAAAGAACACCGTGGACCGCGGCCCTGGATCGCATCAATGATAGAGAAAAAAGAACTATTCAATCCTTATTAAAAAATAATGAAGATCTTAAAAAACCACCACGCGTAACCGTTTCCACTATTCACGGAGCCAAAGGTGGCGAAGCTGATAAAGTTATGTTATTAACTGACATCTCAAGAAAGGGATTGGATGCATATTATAAGAATGCAGAAGAGACGAGAAAGGTTTTTTATACGGGAATGACAAGAGCGAAAGAAGAGCTCTATGTAATGGCACCGGAAACTGAAATAGAATTTGGAGAAATACGTTATGAACAACAAAAGCGCAAAAGACAAACAAATAATGGGGAGCCATTACAAGGATTGTCCCATTCAACCTATTGATTATATTATGGATAATAGGTTAGATTGGTGTGAAGGAAATATTGTTAAATACATCACTCGTCATAATAAAAAAGGAGAAGGTAGGAAAGACATTGAAAAAGTAATTCACTACGCTGAACTTCTACTGGAGAAAAAATATGGAAAACGTTGAATGGCTTCCACCAGAAAGATTGCCTGATCTTGCTGACGCAGATGAAATAGCCATTGATTTAGAGACCTATGATCCTGGACTAAAAACTAAAGGCCCCGGCTGGGCTCGTAATGAGGGAAAGGTCGTAGGGGTTGCATTAGCTGTTGACGGATGGAAGGGATATTTTCCTGTAGCTCACGAAGGAGGAGGAAACTTTGATGCAAAATTTTTAAAGCAAAGTCTCAAACCTATCTTATCTTCCAATGCTGCTAAAATTTTTCACAATGCATCTTATGATGTAGGATGGTTGCGCCGTTGGGGACTGGAAGTTAAAGGTCGTATTATTGACACGATGATTGCAGCTCCTCTCATTGATGAAAATCGCACGTCGCGTGGACAGCATTATAGTTTAAATGATTTATCTAAAGACTATCTAGGAGAAAAGAAATTAGAAAATGAACTATACTCAAAAGGACTGGAACATGGTGTGGACCCAAAAGGTGAGATGCATAAACTGCCAGCAATGGTAGTAGGTCCATACGCAGAAAAAGACGCAGAGTTAACATTGAAATTATGGCAATCCTTCCAAAAAGAAATTGTTAAACAAGAACTCATTAATATTTTTGATTTAGAGACAGATCTTTTACCTATCCTAATCGATATGAAATGGAAAGGAGTAAATGTTGACTTGGAATATGCAGAAAAAATTAAAAAAGATCTAGCAAGAAAAGAAAAAAAGATACTTGAACAAATAAAAAAAGAAACAGGAGTAGCGGTTGAAATTTGGGCAGCAGTAAGCGTGTCCAAAGCTTTTGACGCAGTGGGATTAAAGTATGATCGAACAGAAAAAACAAACCAACCAAGTTTCCACAAGCAATTTTTAGTTAATCATCCTCATTCTCTTCCTAAGATGATCGTGGATGCGAGAGAAATTAATAAGGCCAGGACAACTTTTATTGATTCCATTCTGCGCCATCAATACAATGGAAGAATCCACGCCGACATTAATCAATTAAAAACTGAAACAGGAGGCACTGTTTCCGGAAGACTTTCTATGCAACATCCTAATCTTCAACAAATCCCTGCAAGACACGCAGAGATCGGGCCTCTTATTCGAAGTATTTTTATTCCTGATGCTGATTGTGAATGGGGAAGTTTCGATTATTCTCAACAAGAACCTCGTATTCTTTTACATTTCGCTGACGGCATTAATAATGGCGCAGGATTAAAAGGAACAAAAGAATTAGTTGATCTATACCATTCTGAAGATCCTGACTTTCATCAAGCTGTAGCTGATATGGCGGGCATTGATCGTAAGACCGCGAAAACAATTAATTTGGGATTATCTTATGGAATGGGAAAAGCTAAATTAGGACACGAGCTAGGATTGAATGAGGGAGATACCAATGATTTATTTAGAAGATATCATTCCCACGTCCCTTTCTTAAAAAAACTAACTGAAGAAGCGATGCACTGGGCGAACAGTAGCGGTTATTTACGCACATTGGAAGGAAGACGTTGTCGTTTTGAATTATGGCAACCAGCTACTTTTGAACTGCAAAAACCTTTACCCTACAAAGAAGCACACCAGGAATATGTGTTAAATCAACGTAAAGGATTAAAACGAGCATTTACTTACAAGGCTTTAAACAGGTTAATACAAGGGAGCGCGGCGGACCAAACGAAAAAAGCAATGGTGGCCTTGGGAAAAATGGGAATTACCCCTCAAAT